AACCCGCCTTCCTTGTGGATGTGCGCTGTCGGCGTTGCCCACATTTTGTGCTGCTCCATCACTGCCGCCGTCAGACTGTTGCTCTTGCCGGTCGGCCTGATGTCTTTGTTTGTCTTCGCCTCCGACGCAATCGGCGTTGGCCATAGCTGCACCGCTCCTGAAAGCCTTACATTGCCGCCAGTCCTTTGATCCTCTTTGATCGCCGCCTCTTTGCTTGCAATCGTATTCGGCCCGTCCATTGATATCGGCGTCGGCCACATCTCCGGCTCTTGCCATCCGCATTTCTTCATTGAGGGTGACATCTGGTTTGCCGTTGCTGTCGGAGTACCCAACAACCCAGCACCTGTCTCGTCTGTGCGGGGCATCTGCGGCGACAGCCGGAATAACGTAGCACCGGCTGGCGTAGCCTGCGGCTTCCAAGTCAGATAGCACCGTGTCGAGGCCCATAGAGATGTGGCCAGCAACGTTCTCTCCAATGACCCAGCGGGGCCGGACAGCTTCGATAACTCTAAGCATTTCAGGCCAGAGGTGTCGGTCATCTTGATCGCCTCGTCTGACCCCGGCAAGCGAGAAGGGCTGGCAGGGATATCCCCCTGTGATGATGTCAACCATTCCTCTAAATCTATCTGCGTCATTGGCTAACTCCCTGATGTCCCCGATGATCTCTGTGTCAGGCCAGTGCTTCCGCAAGACCTTCTGCGCGTGTTCGTCATATTCACAGAACGCGACAGTCTCAAAGCCGCCGACCAGCTTTTCGCCAGCGTAGCTGAACCCGCCGATCCCAGCGAATAGGTCAAGCATCCGCAGCATGAGCCAGCACCTCCCGGATAATGGTCATGCAAGTCTCGGTGTCCATCTCGACCGCGTAGCCCCAGTCAAGCGTCACGTCATCTCGCATCCCGATGTTGCCGTGTGGATGCCCCAGATCTATCAGCACCTGTGCCGGCAGACGCCAGCGCCACGGCATGCGGTCGTACTTGTAGACCAGCAGCGGCCACTTGTCCGCTGCCCTTGCGGCGTTGCAGACCTGATCCCACCAAGCCGGCTTTGCGCTCGTGCCTTTGGCGTAGGCCTTGCATTCGATTACCGCCGGGAAATCCATATCAACGCACAGCAGGTCGCCCCGGTCGCCAGACCTCCATTGCTCTAGGTCGCGCTGAAATTTCAGCCCCAGCTCCTCTAGCAGGCAGGTGCTAACGGCGCGCTCGAATGAGGATCCTTTGACACGGGAATTAACCATTGCGCCTTGCCAGCTCCAGCATCGTTGCGCGCGCCAGATCATCGTCTGTCGCCTTCTCCAGACGCCGGGTCAGCCCCTCGTCGAGGATCTCGTCAGCCAAAGATGACAGGCTTCTGTGCGCCGACAGCTCCAGCGCAGCCCTCAGTTTGTCGTGCGTTGATCGCCGCAAACGTAGGTGGACATTGGGATTGATGGACATCGGATCACCTTTTTCAAAAAATATACACAACCACCCTTGTACCATTCTGGTTTAGTGTGTATATAACAAATGAGAGTTAGTTCTAAACAAGGGAGATGAAAATGACTTTCAATGAAATGGTAACTGTTTTTCATGCGGAATATGTCAAGTGGTACGGCGATGACTTGTTCGCGGTCACGCATGAATTTGGGATGGTTTCGACTTCGCCAGACGATCATTTCAAGGGCGGCGCAGAAGAGAAGGAGGCCCGTCTGTTCGCTCTCGACGCGATGGAGATGCGCATCCTTGACAACAAGGCGGCGGCCTAACGGCCCCGCCCCCACCGGGAGATCATCATGACCCAATACATCGCTTATTACCGCGTCAGCACCCAGCGCCAAGGCCAGTCGGGCCTTGGCTTGGATGCCCAACGCGCCGCCGTCGCCGGCTACGACATCATCGCAGAATACACCGAGGTTGAGAGCGGCAAGAAGGCGCAGCGTCCGGAGCTGGCCGCTGCCCTCGCCCACGCCAAGGAGACTGGCGCGACCCTGCTGATCGCCAAGCTCGACCGCCTCGCGCGTAACGTGCATTTCATTACCGGCTTGCTTGAAGCCGGCGTGCCTATCGTCTGCGCCGACATGCCAGAGGCCGACCGCACATTCCTCCAGATGGCGGCTGTGTTCGCCGAATGGGAAGGTCGCCGCATCTCGGAGCGCACAAAGGCAGCTCTCGCCGCAGCGAAAGCACGCGGCACAAAGCTGGGTTCTCCCTGCCCAGCTAAAGGTGGCGCTGCCACCGCCGGCATTCGCCGCGACGCGACCTCTCAGGTTGCGCCGCAGGCGATGCCGGTCATCACAGCATTGCGCAATGCAGGCCAGAGCCTGCGTGCAATAGCGTCGGCATTAAACGATGCCGGCATTCCCACCGCAATGGGCCGGCAGTGGCACGCCAGCTCAGTGCGCAACCTGATTAACGCATAGGAGGTTTCAATGCGTAGCATGATCATCGACTTCATCGGCATGTTGTTTCTGGCAACACTGCTGATCGTCTTCGGCACCAATGCCGTCACAACCGAGTGGAATTTTTGGGCGCTGATCGCCAAATTTGGAGGGGCTTTGTGATGGAAATCATTACTAGGGCTGAGGCCAAGGCGCAGGGGCTAAAAAGGTATTTTACCGGGGAGCCGTGCATTTATGGGCATACAGATGTCAGAAGAACATTTGATGGCAGGTGCCGGGAATGCGATCGGATCAGAGCCGCGAAAAGACACGAGAGATTGCGAGATGACGAGGCGTTCAAACAAAAAAATAAAACCAGAGCCTCTCGCTGGTATGAGCAAAACAAAAATCGTGCTTGGGCGGCAAGCAGACTATGGGTGGAGAGCAACAAAGAGAAAAGGAAGAAAATCCTGAGAGACTATTACGAAAGACATAGGGATAGCATTTTAGCCTCTGGGAGAGCATACAGGGAAAGGAATATAGAGGCTGAAAGAGAGCGCGCAAGAAAATGGAGAAGAAAGAACCGCGCAAAAATTTGCGCCAACGTAAGGGCTAGGCAGGCAGGGTTGAACAGGGCCACTCCTGCTTGGGCTGATCGGAACAGCATCCTTGTTAAATATAAAGAGCGTCAGCGAATGACTGCCATTACCGGCGTGGAGCATCACGTTGATCACAAAATTCCGCTGCAAGGCGAAAATGTCTGCGGCCTTCACGTGGCTGCTAATCTGCGGGTAATCCTTGCACGAGACAATCTGAACAAGAGCAACAAATGGGAGGCCGAGAATGGTCGGTAAACTCACACCCGACGGGCAGCTCTCAGCCAGCCGGATCCCAGTCCTGCTGAACGCCTCGCCCTACGCGACGCCCAACGAATTGCTACAGGAGATGATCGACATCGACAATGGCGGCGAGAAGCAGCACCTGCCGCAGAACGACGCGATGTTCTGGGGCGACACGCTGGAGCCAACCATTCTGCGGGAGGCGGCAAACCGCCTCTCGCTCACCGACGTTGATGTCGATATCAATGTGCCGTACCAGCACAAGGATCTGCCGCTGGCCGCGTCGCTCGACGGCAAAGCCACCGGCACCGGGCTGCTGAAGGCAGAACCGGAGCGCAATATCTACATGCCCCAAGGCGGCACGATAGAGACTGCCGGCAAGGTCGGGATACTGGAGGCAAAGGTAACGTCCTCAATGCCCTCAGAGCGACCCCTGTGGTCGCGCGGCCCCCTACAGCTACAGGCGCAGCTTATGTGCTATCCTGACGCAACGTGGGGCTGTGTAGCCACCTTGTATCAGGGGACCGCCCTGTACCTGTATCTGTACCGCCCGGACCCAGTCGTGCAGATGCAGATCCGCGACGCCGTCCTCGACTTTGAGCGCCGCAGGAAGGAGCGGGACTATTACCCGGCCCATTCTCCGAGCGATGCCAGCATTGTCTACAGCTCTGTGTCGACAGAGTATCCGCCAGTCGAGATCGACCCGGATGCAGACGCCGACGCGCAGATCGCTCTGGAGCAGCTCGTTCTGGCACAGCGCAATAAGGCGGCGGCTGAAGAAGATATCAGTGACGCCACCACCACATTGATGGAGCATATCGGCAACAAGCCCGGTGCCTACGGGCTGGTGGGCAACACAAAATATTTTGTGAAATGGCCGACGCGCACTTACAAGGCGCAGCCTGAGAAGCTGGTGCCGGCAAAGCCTGAACGCACCATCCGCAGCAAGACACTGACCATCAAGGAGATCGACTAATGCAGACCCTCACACCACAGCAGCAGGCTGTCTATGACGTGATTGCCCAGCACCAGCAGGAACACGGCTACACGCCCACCCTGCGCACCATAGGCGAGGAAATGGGCATCAGCCAATTCACCGCGCGGGTGCATCTTGAAAAGGTCATACAGAAAGAAAGGGCTAGACGTGTCGGCACTAGACACATACAGTTGAGTTGACCCCTTACGCAGGGATCGTTTCCTCCAAGACTGACCCGGTGGACTTGAAACCCACCGGGTCTTTTTTTATTTCTTTTCCTTGATGCTCGACGCCAGACCGCCGCCAAAGTAAAAGCCGACGATGCCAAGCATGATCTCGCCCAGCCACATCGACGACGCAAAGTCTTTCGCCGCCTCGACGTTGGCCATATCAATCACACCGTACAGCGCGCCGACCACACCGTTGGCCATAATGAACAGAAACATCGCCGTAAACATCAGCGCGATGTACCGCTGCGCCAGCTTGAATGGTTGGTAGGCGGCAAGCAGATCTGTCTTCGCCTTGCTCTTCGCCGCGACCTCTTCCTCGGTTGTCACAACCATATCATCGATCAGGCTCATGCCTTGTTGGATGACATCCTTGCTCCCAAGGATCTTTGCCAATACTGCAAACATTATTGCCATTCTCCTGTCTCTAATTGCTTGGCCATCTCTTGTGCGCGATTGCCAACCTGCTTGGCCCAGCGGCTGTCCAGCAGCTCCTTCGATGCGATCAGCATGTGGCCGTCTGCCATCGCCGCGTGATGCTTTGCAAACTTGTCGTAGCGCGGCTTGCCCAGATTAAACAGCAAGCTCAACACCACCGCGCGGCGCGCGTCGTTGAGATCCTTGAACCAGTCATAGGTCATCGCCTCAGACATGCAGCGGTTGATATCATTACGCAATAGGTAATCAATTTCATCATCGCTCAGGCCGTTGTCGTCGAGGTTTCTGCCCACGCCAATGGTCAGCTTGCCGACCGTGTCCTTGTACGGCTTGTGGCGCACACCCTCGTGGTGCCGCAGCATTTTGATCAGCTTATCCATTTCGCGTCTCCATCACAATCTGCACGGCGCGCTGCCAGCTTTCCTCTTCCAGATCTGGCTTGTCGAAAAACTCCGGGCTGCGCCGCTCCGATAGTTTGTTGATCCGACAAGCAGCCGTAAAAAAAACCCGGCGCTGATCGATAGCAACACGGGCGAGGATATCATAGACATTGCTGTCGGGTCTGGTTTTTTTATCGCGGCCCGACCCAAGCTGATGATGGTAGGTCAGCGCGCCGCGATCACGTTGCTTTCGCAATCGCGCGCTCTTGACTTGCACCCGCATGAAATCATTACCGAGCCAAGCGATGACATCGACGCCATCCATCGGCGCGTGGCCTGCTTTCCAACCAAGGTCAAGCAGCGCCGCAAGTGTAATGAATTCCCCCATCAGTCCGGTAGTCGTGGCTGATCCCGTCACAGTCTCCCCTGTGCATGTAGAACAAGAGCGATGAGTGATCCTAATACAGCAAGGCAGCACAACGCAAATGCGCCGATGATCGTGGCCTCGACGATCTTCTTGCGCTTGGCTGCGGCGGCAGCTTCGGACTGCCGCCTAGCCACGCGCGCGTCGGCTTGGAATTTCTGCCAGTCGTGCCAGAGGCCCGGCCTGCCCTGCCAGATCATCAGCTCCTTCAGAGCCTGCTCTTGCTGCTTGATCTTTTCCAGCGCAAGGAAGGCTTCTAGAGTTGATCCGCTGCCATTCTTGTCGGCCTTCCTCTCCAGCTTTTCTTTTGCGCCAACAAAAGACGCGACCGCCGACGCGGCGTCAGCGATCTCCTTGCCATTGGAAATGGCGGTGCGCAAAATTCCGAAGGCCGCATTGGCTGCGGCGATTTCCGCAAGCATCAGCGCCTCAATACAACGATCAAGATGCCGACCAGCACAAAGATCTGAATTAGATCTATGATGGGAACCGGGATCATTAATACACCTTTCGCGTTGGTGGGGCCATCTCAGGTAGGCAAAATGCCGTGATCTGGCTTCCCTGTTTATGAAGCGTCCTAGCGTACCAGACGCACTCATTCAAATCCCGAAAGGCTAGGTCGTCGCTGACCTTGCGGCGGTCTTCGCCAGCGCCGAGGAAAACATACAACACAAAGACCGGCACCAACTCCACATCAATCGCGGCCCATCAGCTTGTCCAGCTTCGCGTCTAGCCGGTTCAGCGCGTCCATCACATTCTGCCTGTCATCACGCAATTCGCCCTTGGTGGCGTAGTCTTCCCGCGTCCTGTTCAGCAGGATGTCGATGCGCTTTTGCTCACGCGCTATGCCGCCGATGAACCAAGCCCCGCCAGCGATGACGAGGCCGATTAGCAGGTCGATGAGGCCGGACATTTCCATTTTACCAGCCCGACGGTACTGCCTGACGCATTGGCGGGTTAGCCAGCGCGGTCATCTGGTCATCAAGCAATGTCTGCATTTCGTCTTCGGTCTTGCCGAGGCTCTCAAGCGTCTTGGCTTTCGCCCAGTCTTTTGTGATGTCGTCAAACGCAATATAGTCTGGGTCGCCAGCTTCCGGCGTCTCAACGCCAGCAGTGCCGTATGCGCTGACAGACAGCGGCTGGCCCTCTGCGTTAGTCTCGGTCTGGCTAACCGCGCTGCAGCGCCAGTGAATCATCTTAATACAGTCGTCATGCCCGTTTTCAGGCTGATTGCATACGTCGAATGTGAAATTCCAAGTGTAGGTGTTGGCCATTGGTTTATGCTCCTTCAAGGGCGGCTAGTCGTGTTTCTAGGTCTTCAATCTTGGCGATGGCCTCTTGCAGTGCGCCGGTCAGCAGCGGCACCAACTTGCTCTGGTCGATGCCCTGCATGACAGGGTTGCCGTCGTCGTCCACCTCGTTGTGAGTGCCGGTGACCGCTTCCGGTACGACTGCTTGCGCCTCGTGGGCAAGGAAGCCGTCAACCGT